CATCAACACCCGACAGGGTTGTTCTAATGTACCCCGGCAAGCGGATTGGTGTCGTTGGAGCGAGTGATATGGTTCAAGGCGATGTGGATGCAATAAATGAAGCATTAGCTGCGTGTTGGTCTCAGCCCTATACAGAGCCTACTATCTCTGTAACACTTTCACAAGATGTTACAGAAGTATCTCCTTTATAGTGCTACGCGGACATATATTGTCAATCAACAACTAAAGGGGTCAAATCGACCCCTTTTTTTATTTTGTATCTTTAGGTAAATATTTTAGCAGATGATAAACTCGGTTAGAAATACAGTGCTATCGGTGCTGAACAAGAATAACTACGGATATATCTCACCTGCCGATTTTAACTTGTTCGCCAAGCAGGCGCAGCTTGATATATTTGAGGACTATCAGTATCAGTACAACTATCAGGTTAACGCGGAGAATGCTCGTCGTTCGGGCACGGCATTGGCGGATATAAAGAAGGGGTACGAGGAGGTGCTTAATACGTTCTCTCGATTTGATTTTTTAAGTCATATAGCAGGAACTAGTTTTTTTATGCCTAGCGATACCACCACGGGATTCGACTACTTCTTTATTAATAATGTTTTTGTTTACACCACTCAGTTATCTGCAGGTACATCTACTGCATCTGCATCATTTCAGTTAACAGATAACACGGTAGACTTTGCAGCATTGGGTGTTGAGATAAACGATGCGGTGGTAAACACCACAACGAATGCAGGTGCTACAGTTCTAGGTGTGTCATCAGATACACTGACAATAAGTGAAAATATATTTAACGCGGTTGGTGGAGAAACGTATGTTGTCTATGATGGGCAGAATGGTTTTAATGAGGCAGAGAAAGTTTTAAATGATAAGATAATTCTTCTTAACCGCTCTTTACTTACCACGCCTTCGAGCATGTTCCCTGCATATATTCAGAACGAAAACATTGTTACGCTATTTCCTAATACAGTAAATGACTTTGGTATGGTAAGGTGTCAGTACCTGAGATATCCGAAGGACCCTAAGTGGACGTATGTAGCCTTAGCGGGCGGTGAACCTGCGTTTGACCAAGGAAACTCTGACTATCAAGACTTTGAGCTTCCGTTGGATGATGAGCCAACTTTGGTGATGAAGATTCTTCAGTACGCGGGAATGTCAATCAGAGAGGCAGCGGCTGTACAGTTTGCTCAGGCAGCCGAACAGTATGATGACCAAGAAGAAAAATAATAATAGATGCCTTATATATCACAATATCAATATTACGAGAACAATGGCAACGCACCCGAGGATGCCAATTGGGGGTCCTATCAGTACGTTAGCTTAGAAGATATAGTAAACAACTTTATGCTGATGTACTCGGGCAACCATAGCCTTGTAAACAATGAGGAGCGATACAAGGTGTTGTTCCATGCGAAGCGTGGTATTCAGGAGCTAAACTACGATGCGTTCAAGGAGATTAAGATTCTTGAGCTTACGGTTTGTAATACATTAAGATACGTCCTACCGTCTGACTTTGTGAATTGGGTTAGAATATCTGTATACCAAAATGGTATGTTATATCCATTGACCGAAAACATTCAAACCAATTGGAGTAGTGCATACCTACAGGACAATGATTGTCGCATACTGTTTGACCAAGAAGGCAATGCATTAAGTCCTGAGAACTCAAACTTAGACTTTGACAGAATCACAGGCAGTAAAAAATCTATATACCTAAACTCAGGCAACCCTTTCAATGGTTTTGAGGGATACTGCTGTGATGGGAATTGGTACTTTGATTACGCTATTGGAGCACGATATGGACTCAACACCGAAACAGCAAACGCCAACCCTACCTTCTCCATCAACAAGAAGGGAGGAGTAATAAACTTTGACTCTCAAATGGCTAATCAGGTTTGCGTACTTGAGTACGTGTCTGACGGAATGGAGGGTGGAGATAACTCATTGATTAGCGTTAACAAGCTTTTCGAGGATTACATCTACGCTTACATCGAGTACTCTATCTTGAGCTCAAAGCTAAACGCACAGGAGTACATCATTGCTAGAGCGCGTAAGCGCAAAGGAGCGTTACTCAGAAACGCAAAGATTAGAATTAGCAACATACATCCCGGAAGACTCTTAATGAACTTGAGAGGGCAAAGCAAATGGATAAAGTAGTATGGCAAATACGCAGAGAAATTTTATAAAGGGTAGAATGAACAAGAGCCTTGATGAGAGGCTCTTACCTAATGGCGAGTATGTAGATGCGATGAACGTTAGGCTTGGGTCTACTGAGGAGTCAGAGATTGGTTCCGTAGAGAACACAAAAGGTAATGACCCCCTGACTTCTATTAATTTTGGCGGAGCGATTTTGTCTGATAGTGCTAGATGTATAGGAGCATTTGAGGAGGGAGAGGACGAGACACTGTATTGGTTTGTTCACGACCCCGCCTTTCCTAGCATTGGTGCCACAGGTAAGCTTGACCTTATAATGTCATACAATACTAGAACACTTGTACTGACGTACCACGTTATAAGTATTGATGATGGGGGTGGTGTAAACACCACATTAAACTTTGATGAGAAGCATCTTATTACAGGTATAAACAAGGTTGATGACCTGTTGTTCTTTACCGACAACTTAAACCCACCTAGGTTTATAAATGTAAACAGGTCTTATGAAATACCAATAACAAACATAGACCAAATTACACCTGAAGAACTGTTGGTAATTAAGAAGCCACCTGTAACCTCTCCAACAATAACTCCATTAACGAGCACAAGCGATAATAATTATTTGGAGGAAAGGTTTGTGTCTTTTGCTTACAGATATAGATATGGCGACAATGAGTATTCTGCCACATCACAATTTTCTAATCCATCATTTATACCAAAACCCTTTGGCTTTGATACGCAAAATTTTTTGAATGAGGGGATGACCAACTCAACCAATGTATGTGAGATAACATACAACAGTGGTGGAGGATTAGTGGTTGGTGTAGACCTGCTGTTCAAGGATATGAACACGGGGATTATAAAGGTTATCGAGAAGCTTGACAAGTCGGACCTTGGTTTGGCAAACAACACAGACTACACATACAGCTTTAGCAATAGTAAGGTGTTTACTATTCTTGCAGACTCAGAGATACTTAGGCTGTTTGATAACGTTCCCAAGTTAGCCAAGGCTCAGACATTAATGGGCAACAGGCTTATGTATGGAAACTACGTGGAGCAGTATGACCTAAATGATTTGAGTGGCAATCCCATAAAACTAGAGTACGAAACATCTTTGATTTCAGAAGATGTGGGAGAAACAGACCTTACAACCACCATCACGTCAGGAACCTATACAGTAGACGGAATTGTTATTCCTACTGCGTGTATTGCTCAAATAGATTTTACAGGCATAACCCTTAAGTCTCAATCGCAGCTTTCTATATCGTTTACAATAGCGCACGATAGCACAGCCTCGGGGACGGGAGCACCGTTCAATACAGCAACCACACCTGAAACTTCTATTGACTTTGATTATGTTTTACAGCAGGATTTTGCAAGTCCAAATGATTTGGCGCAAGACCCTAACTTTATACGAAGAATAGGGGAGTTGGTGTTAAAGTCTGTTGGAAGCAACACAAGTGTAAGTGCAAATAAACTAATAGATGCAGGAGCTAACTTCGTTACGCAGGGAATACAGTCAGGAGACTTGGTTACTAATAACGTAACAAATCAGCAGGCTACTGTTACAACTAATCCATTTTTGCCACTTAACGAATTGTCATTGAGTGCAGATATTTTTACTGCGTTTCCTGAGTCATACTCAATATATGCTGCAGGAAGCATAAAGGCTGTGACGGATTCTTGCAATGGAGTAACGCTTACAGATTTTTTAAACTGCGCTCCTACCGCTACGCTTGGAACCTATTCCAAAACATCAAGTGGTATTGACTCGCTACCTCAACCTCTAGCTATTATATCGGCTCCTAGCTCAAATGTGATTGCCTTACAGATTCTTGCTATGAAGTACGAGGATGGAGCAAGTAGTGCATTTGAGTACTACACCATATCTAACTTTAACGTTACATACAGGGAGTTTGGCAATCCAAAAAGTCTACATAGCAACAGAGGATACGAGGTGGGTATTATATATATGGACGACTTTAATCGTTCTACCACTGCACTAGTAAGCGAAAACAATACCGAGCACGTTTCGTGTGGAAGGTCAGATTTAACTAATAGAATCAAGGTTACCATTCCTGTGCAGCAGATTGCTCCATCATGGGCTACGAGGTACAAGTTTTGTATCAAGCCCGATAAGGACACCTACGATATAATCTACACCAATTTATTTTTTGATGATAAAGTTTCCGGGGCTAAGTGGTTTATTCTTGAGGGTGAAAACTCACGAAAGGTTGAGGTAGGTGATGAGCTTATTG